ATCGCCTATCTTTTTAATCATACCCCCACGATCCTTACATTCCCAAACTCTTTTGCCTATTTTTAATTTAGTACCAAATTCCAATTCTTTTGGACAAGCTATTGCTAAACCAACCCATTCTTGCCACCTTTCACCGTTTGCCATTTTTGAAGCACATTCACCGTCAACGAACCAAGCACAATTAACACCACCTAACTGCGGATTGTAATGGGATATCTTGACCATAATAGTATTCTTTTCTTCTACAACCACCTTAGCGTTGACCTGAGTGGGCTGAAGTGTAACCTGTTTGTGTTCTTTAAGATTCTCAAGACAAGCAAGACCCCAAAATACATAAACAAGTATAAGCAATATATAAGGTAGTTCCTTTTTAAGTTGGCTGTTCATAATTACCTTAAAATTGCCCCCAGCCTCCAAGAATACTGCCTAAACTTTTTAGCCAGGGGCAGGTCTAAACTAATTACTGCATGTCCGTTCAGTTATAAAACATCAGGATCGTCACAGGAATTAGCCCAATTTACTATTTCTTTATCTGTCATTTCTGATCCGTCACCCCAACCATATTTGGAACTTGTATGTGCTACCGACCTAGCCCAAGTTACTTGATTTTCCCAACACCTAGCACAAGTGTTTTTTGCTTTCTTATGTATAGGACAATTATTCATGGTCACAACTTGGACAAATAACAAAACCTTTTGGATATTCCCCATGTAAATTACAATAATTAGATAGTTTATCCTCGGATTGATTAAATCGGATTATAGATTCTAGTACCTGATCTGCTTTAGTGATTGGTTTGATATTCTTGCTTGTTGCTTTCATAGATTAGTATATCTTCTAGGTTTTATGCTGAACTTCCATTTATTATTACCACCGTATAACCTTGGCGATTTACATAGTGAGAATACAAGCTTATAAAATACTAATTGTCTTAATTTTAGGCTTCCGTTCATTCTTCGTGTATAAATGTTTTTATCCATATTAGTATTCTTCGGGTAACATTACAGTTAAACCGTCTACCTCATTAGCCACCGCCCAAACTTTAACGCCTTTTAGATCAAAGCTAAAGAAGAATTTATCGTTTCTACCATTATTTACCTTGTCGGGCATTTCATCGTATTTAGCCATCAAATTACGATTCAATTCTGTTACATCTAAAAATCCAATATGGTTACCTATTTTAATCAATTCCTTGACTCCGTTTGTCATAACTAAATTATGTGGGTTTGGTAATTTCATGATTTCTTAATTTCTGATTCATTAACGATCCTGACAGGTACTAAACAAGTTCCTGAACCTTCAACAAATTTCATAATATAGTGCTGACCTTTTATAATAGTTTTATACTCTTTAAGATGATAACGCCATTCTGTTTGTGTTATTGTTTTCATACTACTAAATCAGTGTTAAATACTACAAAGTATTTCGGATATTGTTCTTCTTTGCCGTCTTTATCAACAGTAGTTACTATTCTTCTTAGGTGAACTCCTTTACCTTTAGCGTTAACTAATTTACCGTTGGCGTTTTTAGCTTGAATATAAGTAATCCAAGAATCAGCAGAATAGCCATTATCGTCTTTCTCAGCCATTAAGATAGCTTGATTTTGACCCTCGTAGGGCGTGCCTGTTGTTATGTTGTATTGAAGGTTCATATTTTTTCTTTCCAAGCTTTATAGCCAGGTAGTATGTGGTGGTGAGTTGTGTATCCATGAGCGTTTATATCTTCCTTGATAGTAAATGCGATTCTATTTCTTTTCTGCTTTTTGGCATCCGTAAAGTTTTCAAAAATCATTGTTGAAATCTTTTCGCAATCCTTACAGTTTAAGTCAAGGATTATGTCTATTTCTTTCCCCGTTCCTAAAAGTGTTTTAATCATTAAGTAAAGTATCACACAAAGCAATACCCTTGTCAAGTACCAATATAGCCTCAGTATTTAGTATGTTATAATGGATTCATGCAAATTAAGCCACCTAATAAGGTAAAAGTACCCAAAAAAGAATACAAGGTAAAACCCACTAAAAGACAAAAAGAAGCATTTAAGTTTATTGCTTCGGGTATGAATAAAAGGAGAGCGATGTTAAAAGCTGGTTACAGTGAGAAATCCGCAGTAAATGCAAAACAAAATATCATGGAAACAAGAGGTTATCAGGAACTCATCAAAGAATATAGGGATCAACTAAAAAAACAAGGCGTTAATTCAGAAGTATTAGCACAAGTTCAAGCAAAGGGATTAGACGATATAGACCCAAAAGTAAGATTGGATTACTTAAGAGAAAACAAAAAGGATCTCGGACTATCTCAGGAAACCAAAGGTATTAATATACACGGTGAGAAAGTAATAGCAATACTCGGGGGAATGACAAGTAAGCAATAAAAACGCAATAGAGATACTTATAAGAGGGTAGTAGGGTATGCCTAGTAAGGTACTGATAAATGCTTTACACACGCGCTAGTAAGCCACAACACACTGAACACTTATAAGAAGGTTGGTTAGCACAGATGGCACTAGTATAGCACACAATAAAATTATACGTATAGGCACTACACAAGCATAGGGGGGGTAGGGGGTATAATTAAAACAAGGCTAAAGCGGGTTCAACTATTTGGGGCTAAAGGGTTGACTGTGTGTATGAATATCAATCCCTGAATTATATATACTAAATATCTATTTTTATTTTTACAGGGTAATATCTGGGTAAGGAATGTTTGCAACTAAAGGTTACATTTCATTGACTATACTGTAACTAAAGGTTACAATGTAACTAATGGTTACACTACATATTATTCCTTGTTCTTCATGCGGAAAAGAAGTAGAAAGATACATTTATTGTTCTGGTGCTTGTAAGGTTCGTGGTAAAAGAGAAAAAGATAAAGGAGATTCTAAAAGAGTAAAGTTAGACGAAACCCCAAAAGAGGAGACTTCCGAAGTAGGTAAATGGGTGACCTCTAAAATAGATGGTAAAAGATATAAAATAGAATAATGTACACCGTAACTACCGCCACAAAGAAACTCTCCAAACTAAAGAAGCGTATACGTGGGATTGCAGGAGGTACTTCAGCCAGTAAGACTATCTCTATTCTTCTTCTTATGATTGATTACTCCCAATGCCACAAAAACGAATTATTATCTGTTGTATCTGAATCTTTTCCTCATTTAAAAAGAGGAGCTATTAGGGACTTTTTGAATATTATGGAGGAGCATAAGTATTTTAAGGAAAAGAACTGGAATAAAACCGACTTCGTTTATACTTTCGAAACAGGATGTAGAATGGAGTTCTTTTCAGCAGATCAGCCAGGTAAGGTAAGAGGACCAAGAAGAGAGATCCTATTCATAAACGAAGCCAACAATATATCCTTTGAGACGTTCACTCAGTTAGAGATCCGTACCAAGAAGATTATCTGGTTGGATTGGAATCCTGTATCTGAATTTTGGTGGTATGACGAGGTAATGCCCAAGATGAATGTGGATTTCATGATCCTAACGTATAAGGATAATGAGGCTTTGGACAAAAACATTGTTAAAACCATCGAATCAAGGAAGGACAACAAAAACTGGTGGAAGGTATATGGTTTGGGTGAATTGGGTGAAGCCGAGGGTAGGATTTACACGGATTGGAAGCCTGTTAGTAAGGTTCCCCATGAAGCACGCTTAGAGAGGTATGGGTTGGATTTTGGGTACAGTAACGATCCTACGAGTATAGTAGCTATTTATTACTATAATGGAGGATACATATTAGATGAGGTTACTTATCTTAAAAAGCTGTCCAATAAGAGAATAGCGGATATCTTATTAAATCAGCCTAAATCTATGGTTGTTGCCGATTCAGCAGAACCAAAGTCAATAGACGAACTCGTATATCTGGGTATAAATACTCAACCAGCCCAGAAAGGCCCAGGAAGCGTAGAACAGGGCATCCAATTCGTTCAAGAACAACGTATAAGTGTTACAAAGAGGAGTTTGAATGTCTTAAAGGAGTATAGGAACTATTTATGGAAAACCGATAGGGACGGAAAGATAATTAACGAACCAGAACATATGTGGAGTCACTCGATGGATGCAATCAGATACGGAATGGAGAGTTTAAGACCTTACGAAGAAGACGATCCTTTCCCAGACGATACAGTCATTTTTGATAAACTCGGATTCTACTAATGAAAAAGATTAAAGAGTGGATTAAGATGAGACTACAAGAGGAGATATTAGACGATTTCTTCTTGGAGGAGTTTTTGTATGGAGAAGGCAACATTCCTTGGGTGAGACTTTTAGAGGTTGATGGCGAGATGTATAAGATTATTATTAAATTTGAGCCACCAAAGACGGTTGAATGGAAAAGATACTCTAAAACCAAATGAAACATGAACTCACCATTAGACCCCATAACCAACAAGCCCACATTGATATCGAGAATGATATTAAGAAAAGGAAGAATGGTTTGTTTACTTTTACAATAAGGGTTAACAACGGCAACATAGTAGACTATAATGTAACCGATCATATCTATGTCAAAGAAAAGTACCTCAGACTTAAAAGGATTGTTCTCAAAAAACTTACCGCTACACATCATAGTAGAGAACGAAGTCCAACAAACGCCCTTTGGTCAGATAACCTTCAACGCCCCACTTCAAGATGGGGTGGCTATGGTAGACAAAATGAACATAGTCAAAAACCGCAGAAAAAGATATAAACCTCCACGAACTTGACAGATATGATATTATTAGCATAAGCAGTAAAAGAGTGCTAAAAGTGTTATAATACACAGTACGGCACGGGGAGAAATCTCTGTGCCTTTTTTTATGAGTAAACTACGGGACGAAATACTAGACAGACATCAGGCAGCAGAAGAATATCTTAAAGAGAAACGTATTCTCTGGGATAATTCTGAAAAGCTATTCCACAATCAATTAAATGACTTCGTATCAGAAGGAACTAAATCCCAAGTCTTTGACCCCAAACTGTCCACTTTGACACTAGAACGCTCTTATCGGGTAATGAGCCAACTTCCAGTGGGTAAAATAAGAGGTATAAGCAAAAATGACAGGGGTTCAGCCCAACTAATGAATCTCATACTGGATAAGTATGTATTCCCCAATGCTAACTCTCAGTTCGACTTCCTAACCAAAATGCGCATGATGGATATGTATTCGAATATATATGGGAATTTCTTTTCTTTGACTGATTGGGTTGTAAAGGATAACGGCTATGTGGGACCCGATGTCTGGCTTTTGAATATAAGGGACGTATTTCCACAAGTGGGTGCAGTATCAATCCAAGATTCGGATTACGTTATTGTGAGAACCTGGAAGCCTTTAAGTTACTTTGAAAGTCTCAAAGGAAACAAAGAGTTCAAAAATATCGACAAAATAATAGCCAAACTAAATAAGAAGGCTGGTAGTAAGGGAGTAAGAGATGATGAGAACCTTTCAAGACGCGAGAGTGATGAATACCCCCAAGCAGCTACAGCCAAGAAAGCAGGATACTACGAAGTATTAACTCAATTTGAAAAGGATAGATGGGCTGATTTCTGTGTAGATGCTGATTTAGAGTTCCGAGATCAAGATAACCCCCATGGTAATGACGAACTACCAGTGGATTGTAAGTACTCCATCCCTCTCTTGGATGACTTCATGGGTATGGGGGACTTTGAGAGGGGTGGAACAATACAAATGGCCATAAATTCGGTCTGGAATCTTTACTTAGATGCGGTAAAGATGTCTATATTCCCTCCAGTTCTTATAAACAAAGACAATGTGGCCTCAAATAGCTCAATTCAACAGAGAGCAGCAGCCAAATGGATCGTAAGGGGACAATTAGATAACGTAGCTAAGACTTTACAGCTTTCACCACAGGGTATAAGCCAGTTCAACAACACCTACCAAGTAGCAAATGCAGCTATTTTGAACCTATTTGGTACTTCCGATACCGCAGTAAGTGCAGAAACAGACCCAGGACTAGGAAAAACCCCCCAAGCTCTTAAAATGCAGATGGAGAGGGAAAATACTCGTGATAATGCTGATAAGTTCTATATGGAGCAGTATTTGAAAGCCATAAACAAGAAAATGGTCAATCTTATATCTAAGAAACAAAGTAAAGCTATTACATTTAGGATGTTTGAAGAAGACATTGAACTTGCTGCACGTAGTTATCCCGAAATAACAGATTTCTATGACGAGGATTCTGGTAAGATAACTGCTCCTAAAAGCAAAACAGGAGATACCTTATACGATTATGAGATAATTTCTGGTTCAACCTATGCAATAGACCAAAAACAACAGCAAGAGAACCTGGGTATGTTGTTGGAGCTTTATACTCAGTCTCAAACCCCAACGGGCAATATCCTAGTACAGCAACTAGAACAAGAAGGATTCAATTTCAAATTCGGTGAATTAGTTAAAAGGATTGTATCTGGTTCTGGTATTCAAGATTGGGACAAGATTTTAGAAGAACAGTCAGAGGATGAAAAGATGGAGGCGGATCTAAAAGGAAAGAACCAGGAGTTTCAGCAAATGTTAGCGCAATCGCAGGGTGGACAACCAAATCTCAACCAAGTACCAGAAAATCAAGGACAACCAGTGCAACCTGAACAACCAGCCATATGACAAAACAGGCAATAAGACCAGACTTCTTTGCGAAGTTGCCGTCTTTAGCAAAAGATAAGGAAGCAGAGAAGAAAGGAGCAAGTAAGGAAGAAAGGCAACTTTATGGTTTGTCTAGCAGCGCTGGATGGAGAGTGCTAAAGGAGTTCATTGATAGTTTAATAGAAGATCTAGAATCACTTAATAGTTCTGCGATAGCCTCTGGAGCAACCTTTGAGGAGATAGGCAAGAACGCTTTAGTAATAGACATGACTAAAGGTATATTAGAAAAGGTTGTTAATAAGGTCGAGGATGCAAGGGAGTCTATCGATGAGCAACAAAAATGAGAAAAGTGAAACAGAGGTTCTGGACTTTAACAAGGCAAGTTTTGTATTTAAGCCGAATGAGAATCACGGTTGGAGGCAACAGGGTCCGTATCTGGTATGCAAATCTTGTGAGATTGAACACGCAGCCTGGGTTGGGATGGCAAGGCAAATGGTGGGCCTTAACAAGAAGGGTCAACCAATTATGAAGAAGGTTTGAGTATTGATGGGAGGGGTCCTAGGGAAACCCTCCCCATGAGTATTCAAACTCAAGTGTAAGCTCGTGCCGACACTATAATCTCGTAGCATGATTCACAGGGAGGAGGTGAATAATATGGTTAAGAAAAAGGCGCAAAACGTAGAGAGTGGGGAAGATGCCACTCCAGATACCACGCCAGTGTCTGAGGAAAAAGCAACTGAGGAGGTTAAAGAACCTGAAGCGGAAACTCCCTTGACGGAGGAAGTCGAAGCAGAAGAAGAAGTAACTGAAACAGAGGAGAGTCCTAAGAGGAAAGGTTACTCTGAACGGGTGAGACAGCTTAACACCAGAGCCAAAGAGGCAGAGGAGAAAGCTGAATCATTAGCAGAGAAACTGGCTGCACTTACAGATTCAGATGAATCTAGGGCTGATTTACAGCCCATAATACCGCAGCAAGTAAACGAACCGCTAATAAAGCCTGGTGAGGAGATAGACGGTGTCGAATTAGATAAACGTCTGCGTGATAGGGAGAATAAACAGTTCCAAAGGACTGATGCTTTAATAAAGCTCAGAACTAAGCAGCAAGATGCTGTTTCAAGAGTACGAGTTGAATCTGAAAAGAGTGTAAACAAGTACCCTGAACTGAACCCCGAACACAAATCTTTCAACAGAGAACTTTCCGATGCAGTTGGTGATGCAGTAGAGGGTCACGTTAAAGCTAACCCCTACAGCGCATCAGTTACCAAATTCGTTGATAAACTGATGAAACCTTATAAAGGTGCCGTTGCAAAAGAGGTAGGAAAGGTTACGGAAGATCTTGCGAAGCAGGTCTCCAAATCCGCCATTAAACCTACATCTGTACGAAAAGGTGAAAAGTCTGCGCAGGAGAAGACAATAAAAGAACTGGAAGACGAGTTAGGAATAATCCAGGCTTAGGAGGTCATCCCGCAGATAGCTTTGCTAGAAGGGGGTGAATAAATATGGCAGCAGTTGGATTAGACA